AAATGGCCGTGATAAGGACTTCTGGCCCGCCGGCCTCGCCAAGAAGGGCCATTTCCATCTGATCGGTTCGCCGTCGTGGATCGTGCTGATGGCCGAGGGCTACGCCACCGCCGCCACGTTGCACGAAGCGACTGGGCTGCCGGTCGCCGTCGCGTTCGACGCAGGCAACCTGGCGCCGGTCGCCGTGGCACTGCACAAGCGCTACAAGCTGGCCAAGATTCTGCTGTGCGCGGATGACGACATTTTCGCTAAGTGCAAACATTGCAAGGCGAGTCTGCTGCTGCCGGTGAATCCGCAGCACTGCCCGTGCTGCGGCAAGGATCACGAGCGCCACAACACGGGCATCATCTGCGCCAGCGCGTCGGCTCTTGAGGTCAGCGGTGCGTGGATGCGCCCCGTGTTCGCTGACGAGGCAGGTCGCCGCGAGGGCTATCTGCATCACGGTCGCAAGCGGTCCGATTTCAACGATCTCCACGTCGCGGAAGGTTTGCACGTGGTGCGCACGCAGGTCGAGGGCCGTCTCTCGGAGCTGGGGTGGAGCAACGTCACCGTCTTGCGCCCGCGTGCCCGCGCCAAAGGGGGGAAGGGGAAGGATGGCCTAAGCCCGATCGAGACGATCGACGAGCTGCTCGAGCGCTTCGCGTTGGTGTACGGGCAGGGTGGCACCGTGTTCGATCGGCAGGAGCACTGCCTGCTGGCGCTCAGCGATATGCGCGACGCGTGCATATCCCGCGAGATTCACCGCGCGTGGTCGGAGCACCCCGACCGCGACATCGTGCGCGTGCGTGAGGTCGGCTTCGATCCGGCGGGTGACGATCCCGCGATCAAGTGCAATCTGTGGGCTGGCTGGCCCACCGAGCCGAAGGCCGGCCGGTGCGAGAAGCTGCTCGAGCTGCTGCGCTACATGTGCAGCGACGATGGTGCGCCGCAGACCCTCTACAAATGGGTGCTCAACTGGATCGCGTATCCGATCCAGCACCCTGGCGCCAAGATGAAAACCACCTTGGTGCTGCATGGTCCGCAGGGCACCGGCAAAAACATGTTTTTCGAAGCGATCATGGCGATCTACGGTCAGTACGGTCGTGTCATCGACCAGACAGCGATCGAGGACCGCTTCAACGATTGGGCCAGCCGTCGGCTGTTCCTGATCGCCGACGAGGTGGTGGCGCGCTCCGATCTGTACCACGTCAAGAACAAGCTTAAGGCGTTCATCACCGGCGAGTGGATCCGCATCAACCCGAAGAACATGGCGGCGTACGACGAGCGCAATCACGTGAACGTGGTGTTCCTGTCGAACGAAGCGATGCCAGTGGTGCTGGAAGAGGACGACCGCCGGCACGCCGTCATCTGGACGCCAGCAAAGCTCGGCCCCGACTTTTACCGCGAAGTGATGGACGAGGTCGCGCATGGTGGCGTCGCCGCGTTGCATGACTACCTGCTGCACCACGACACCGGCGATTTTGGTCCGGGCGTCTTGCCGCCCTACACCGATGCGAAGGGCGAGCTCATCAACCTCAGCCTGGACAGCACTAGCCGCTTCCATAACGAGCTTTGCGCTGGCGATATCCACGGGGTCAAGCCGCGCCCGGCGCTCAGTACCGACGTGTACGACCTCTACAAGGTCTGGTGCGCGCGTACTGGGCAGCGGCCTGGGCCCATGCCTCGACTAATCAATGCCCTGGAGCGCAAGCACAACGTGCGCGCCGGAAGAAAGCGATACACCGTCGCCGATGGTGCCAAGGGTCCGCATGGCGTGCTGTTGTTCCCCAGTGTCGAAATGCCGCCGGGTGAATCGGAGACCAACTGGCTCGGCGATCAGATCAGCGCCTTCAAGCGTTCGGTCAGCGTCTACAAGGGTGAGTCCTTTGACTGATCGTCGCGCCCCCCACGACTGCACGGTCGCCTTGACGATCAGGCATGAACTGCCTGCCTCTGTGCGGTATGTGCGCCATGGTGTGCGGCATCTCGTGCGGCATCTATCCCTTGTGGCACTAGGCTGTGCGGCATGTGCGGCATCCCCTCTACGTGCGGGCGTGCGCACATCTGCGCGCACACCCGCGCACCTGCGTGCGTGCGCTGTGTATCCGCACATGCCGCACATGCCGCACAGCCGCGCTGCTGCGCCATTTCATGCCGCACGACCTACCGCACCGCATACCGCACGCCCCTACGCGTGCGCTCGCGGTTTCTTTTTTTCGCTTGCCTTGAAAGGGGAAGTGGTAGTGGAGCGATCCCTTTGAACCTGCCCGAAACCGCCAGCTTCGCTGGCTTCGCCAACATCCTCGGCATTAAGCCCTCGGCGGTCACGGCGTTGCGCCACGCTGGTCGCCTGGTGCTCACTGACGACGGCAAGCGCGTGCAGGTTGCCGCTAGCCAGCAGCGCCTGCGCGATACGGCCGACCCGAGCAAGTCCGGTGTCGTCGCTCACCACGCCGCGGAGCGCGCGTCCAAGGGGGCGGGGCAGGGCAACGCCGCCGATGCACCCGCCGGCGGCCCGCACGAGGCGGCACGTCCGGTCGCTGAGCCTGCTCCTGCGCAGGATCGCGCTGGCAGCACCTACCAGGCATCCCGCGCGGTGCGCGAGCGCTACCTCGCGATGGAGGCCAAGCGCGCCTACGAGGTCGCCATCGGCAAGCTGATGGATGCCAACGAGGTTGCTGTGGCCGTGTCCCATGCAGCCACCACGCTGCGCACTCGCCTTGAAAGCCTGCCCGATGTGCTCGGCCCACAGCTGGCCGCCATCACCGACGAGACGCAAGCCCGCGCCACGCTGGCCGAGGCGATCGAACACGCGCTCGATGAAACCTCGCGCCAATTTGCCAACATCGCCAAACGGGAAACCGCATGACCACGTTGCACCTGCCTGACCGCATCGAACATCTGGCGCTCGATGCCCTGATGCCTTATGCCCGCAACAGCCGCACCCATTCTGAGCAACAGGTGGCGCAGGTTGCCGCCAGCATGCGCGAGTTCGGCTTCACCAACCCGGTGCTGATCGACGACGATGGCGGCATCATCGCCGGCCATGGTCGCGTCATGGCGGCGCGCTCGCTCGGCCTTAAGCAGGTGCCGTGCATCCGCTTGGGCCACCTGACCGAGGCGCAGCGTCGCGCCTACGTCATCGCCGACAACAAGCTCGCCGAAAACGCCGGCTGGGATAACGACATGCTCGCGCTCGAATTGCGCGAGCTGGGCGATATGGACTTCGACATGGAGCTGACCGGCTTCGGCAACGACGAGATTGCCCAGCTGCTCGCGGCAGCCACGGCGATGCCCACCGGCGGCACCGATCCCGATGCGGTACCGCCGGTACAGCCCAAGCCCGTCACGCGCGCCGGTGACGTGTGGCGCTTGGGCCGTCACCGCATTGTGTGCGGCGACTCCACGTTGCCGGACACCTACATGCGGCTGCTGGAGGGAGAGCTGGTCGACGCCGTGTGGACCGATCCGCCGTACAACGTCGCCTACGAAACCAAGGCCGGCAAGATCGCCAACGATAACCTCGGCGACAGTGCGTTTCGCGAGTTTCTGGTGGCCGCGTTCAAGGCCATCGCCGTCAGCATGAAGCCCGGCGCCGCGATCTACGTGGCGCATGCCGACACCGAGGGCACCAACTTCCGCTCGGCGTTCACTGCGGCCGGCCTGAAACTGTCCGGCGTGGTGATCTGGCGCAAGGATGCCCTGGTGCTGGGCCGCTCTGACTACCAGTGGATCCACGAGCCGATCCTGTACGGCTGGAAGCCCGGCGCTGCGCACAAGTGGTTCGGTGGTCGCGCGCAGACCACCGTCACCAACCTGGGGTCCAGTGAGTCACCGTTCGTGCGCCTGCCCGATGGTCGCTGGCAGATCACCCTCGGCGAGGAGGTGATGGTCGTCGACGGCAACGCCACGGTCGACTATGTCGAGCATTCCGTGATGCGCGAATTGCGGCCCAAGCGCAACGACGTGCATCCGACCATGAAGCCGGTGGCGCTGATCGCGCGCATGCTCAAGAACAACGCGAAGGCCGGCGCGATCGTGCTCGACGCGTTCGGTGGATCCGGCTCCACGCTGATGGCCGCGGAAACGCTCGGCATGGCCGCGCGCCTCGTGGAGCTGTCACCGGTGTACGCCGACGTCATCGTCCGCCGCTGGCAGGAATACACTGGCGGCGAGGGCGTGCTGGACGGTGATGACCGCACCTTCGCTGTGATCGCAGAAGAGCGGGCCTAAACCATGACCGCTGCTGCCGCCCCGCGCATTGCCGCGGCCATTGCCCGCTCGCTCGCCCCGCGCAAGCCGCTGACCGTTTCGCAGTGGGCAGACGCGGAGCGGTTCCTGTCCAGCAAGGGCAGCGCGGAGCCCGGCCGTTGGCGCACGCACCGCAACCCGCCGCTGCGCGAACCGATGGACTGCATGAGCGCGCGCAGCTCGGTGCAGGAGACGGTGCTCAAATTCCCGATTCAGGACGGCAAGACCGAGACGGCGATCAACGTCCTGGGCTACACGATGGACCACAACCCGGGTCCGATCATGGTCTGCCTGCCCGGCGAGGTGAGCATGAACAAGTGGGTGGCGCAGAAACTCAACCCGATGCTCGAGGAAACGCCGGCGGCGCAGCGCGCGCTCACCAGCGTGGCCAGTCGCGACAGCAGCAACACGCGAACCTTCAAAGACTTTGCTGGCGGCCAGCTCTACCTCGAGCACGCCGGCAGCCCGAGTCGTCTGAAGTCCACCAGCGTGCGCACCCTGATCGTCGACGAGTTCGACGACTTCGCGGCCAACCTCACCAGCGGCGACGATCCGGCGGCGATGCTCGACGGTCGAACCTCGGCGTTCCCTGCCACGTACAAGCGCCTCTACATCGGCACGCCCGGCATCAAGGGCATCAGTCGTATCGATGCGAAATGGGAAATCAGCGACCAGCGCTTTTACCACGTGGCCTGTCCTGACTGCGGGCATGAGCAGCCGTTCGAGTGGAGCGGTCTGCATTGGGCGCCGGATGGCCGCCAGTGCTGGTATGTCTGTCGCGAGTGCGGCGTGTGCATCGACGAGCACCACAAGACCGCCATGATCGCCGCCGGCCGCTGGGTGCCCACGTACCCCGAGCGCAAGGTGCGGGGCTACACACTGAATTGCCTGTACTACTCCATCGGCCTTGGTCCTCGGTGGCTGGACCTGGCCAACATGTGGCGCGATGCGCAGAACGATCCGGCCAAGCTCAAGACCTTCGTCAACGACCGCCTGGCCGAAGCCTGGGAGGATCCGGCGATGCGTGCGGTCAAGCACAACGCCATCGCCGATCGCGCAGAAACCTATCGACTGCGTAGCGCGCAGCTCGGCGTGCTCGCCATCACCGCCGGCGTCGATACGCAGGACAACCGCCTGGCGGTTCACATCATCGGTTGGGGCCGGGGCTTGGCCAGCTGGACGCTCGACTACATCGAGCTGCCCGGCGATCCGGCCGAGGACAAGGTGTGGGATGACCTCACCGATCTG